GCAACCGTCAATCTAGCATTTGCACCAACATTTTTAAATGGACTGGATCCAAGAGTTGATATACCAAGTACATCACCAATTTGATATCCACTACCACCACTAGTACTTACTGTAATAGTAGCACCCGTAGAAGTAATTGATCCATTATTAATACTAATATCTGCTGTTGCACCATGTCCAGTACCACTAATAGTTACCAGATTTACTCCAGTATAAGTAACAGCTCCACTTGAAGGAGTATATCCAATACCAGGATTGGTAACAGTTAAATTAGTATTTCTAGAAATAGTACCAGCAGAACCAACATATCTGGCAGATGCTAAAGACTCGGATTGAGTAATGTTGTTACCAAATCTTAGGTCTGGATCAGCAATAGCAACATCCAATTCAAGTCTAAGTTTCCTTGAACCAGTATTCAAAGAATTAGGCATCAATTTAGCAATCTGGTTATTACCCTTTGTAAGTTCTGGGTTATAAGTCTCTACAGTTCCATTCTCTAAGAAATCTGCTCTATAGAGTGTAAACTTAAGATCTTCCCATTGACTTGCTTCCCATGTAGAAGCGTTCTGAGACTTGAATAGTGATCCAAGATAGGGTTGGTTAGAAATAAAGGTTTGTGATAAGAGATCATTCTCACCAATACGTGAAATATAAACACTATACTTCGTAGAGTTAGATGCTAAACAGATAGCATATTCCTGTCCCTGTTCACAATAAACAGGTGCTTTAAAGTTAACTGTAGTAGCAACTGATCCATCACTAGAAGTAGTAATATCATTAGGATCTAATACAATTTCTGAGAAAGGAAGGATATGTTGAGTTGGATATCCATTCTTCATAGTTCTCAATTGGAATACACATGGAATATCCATGTCATCCTTAGTTCTGAAGAATACCTCACAACTTGTTAAGAATACACCTGTTGGATCTTCAACCAAGAATGATTGAGCCAACGGGTCATACCATCCAACAATTACATTTTCTTGTACAGTCTCTGAAATTACACTACTACCAACAAATTGAGTTCCAAGATCTCTATTAACATTTCTTTCTTGGAATTCTTGTTTTTGCTCAATTCTAGCATTTCTAACAGAAACAATATTTTCTTGTACTGTTTCTAAAGTACCTGCAGAGGTAAAGGTCTCTTCTGCAATTGTAGAAGCATCATCCTGATCATTATCCTCCTCATTTACAAGAGTGAATACTTTTGTACCAGTATCAAACCTAGGATGATTAACATTATTTGGATTAGGAAGATAGAAACTTCCAGCAACATCTGCTGCTAAGTCAGAAACCAATCTTACATTATCAATAGTTGCTTGTGCTCCACTAGTTTTGCCAATAAGGATCATTCCTTGCTCAACCCAACCAAAGAAATCTCCCTGTGCTTCTTGAGATAAAGAATAAGTATCTACATTAAGAATAGTGGATGTAGAAGCATATTCAGCTGAAAGAGCAGTATTTGAATAAGGATTCTCAGGGTATGTCTTCGTTGGAAGATCATATGGACCTTCTTTATGATTGGACTGTGCAACTCTAAATGTAATGCTTGCTGTAGTTTCAGTATTTTGTACACCAACTCCATTTTGAAGAACTTGTCCAATAACAGTTTCTCCTACAGAGAATGTTCCTGAATTCATTGTGATTTCAAGAAGTTTAGGAACACAGTACTTAGTTACATCTTGACCATCAAAGAATGCGTACATTCTTGTCAATGGTTTCATCCGTTTAGCAACAAATTCAATATTCCTAGATCTCATGTAAGCAATCATATCTCTACTTACAACACGATCACCAACAGATTCATTATCCCATTGTTCAGTAACAATAGTTTGAGCACCTCTTCTAGTAGAAGTACCAGTTTCTATAGTTTGTTGATACCTATCTTCAATGACTCGATCTATTAGATCTCCGTAAATCTTAATATTATCTCCACCAGGTCCAGCACCAATCCAACCTTCTCGTTCTGTACGTGTTCTTGTAGTTTCAATAACTTGGCGACCAGTCCAATTAGTTTCCCATGAATCCCAAACAACAGGACCAAATCCAGTTTGAGGATCTATTCCCTCATTCCTGGCCAAATTATCCATTGTAGCAGCATAGTTTCCTTCAACTTCAATGATCTTAGCGTCAAGTCTTACTGTATCTACCCAAGTATCTGAAGCAGGAGTTAATTCCATACTTCCTTGCCAGAAACTAATTAAGAAAGGAGTTACACTTTCAGATCTTGTAGCAAAAGACTGCTTAATATATTCAACTTCGGAGTAATCTAAGGTTACAACATCATTCTGTTTTCTTACATTAGTTCCTTCAACTGTAATAAAGTTTTTATCAGCAGTATCATCCACATTAACAACAGGACCAAATACTAAGTCAACCGCATTAGTATAATGTCTTGGTCTCATTTCCTTATGTTTTGGATCAATACTATTGTTAATTCCTAGTCGGTCTTCCTGTGGCTGGAAACTACTGAAATTATCTACAAAGAATCCAGACTTAAACCTATTTAAACCATCCCCATCAGGAACGAACATATTTGCTGTATTCGTTTCTAAGAGAGAAAGAGCAGTATAATATTCAAGTTGCTTGATTCTATTCTCAAGTTTCTTGATATCGACCATACGATATCTCTTATGCTCCATAAATTGAAGAGAAGCATCTTCTACATTATAGAGATATGGAGGTAATGTTATCTTTGCAATCTCTATTGCTTCTTCAACATGAATTGGTTGCTCTGGTCTTTCAGCAGGTTGACCATATTTAACCTGGAATCCGCCATCTTTTGTTAGGAATACTCGGTCAATTCTTCCCAAATAGTTTGAGAATGTGAGAATGATTGATTCATCAGATGCTAAAATATTAGCTGCAGAATTCCCCGATGCATCAAATGATCTTCCATAAAATTCCAATGGAGATCTAGCACCTTCAGAGTTAGTAAATGCAGTAACTCTAGGTCTAATATCAATCATATCGGTATTTCTAATACCGTCTGTTTCTTGAATTTGAGTCCCGTAATTAAAACTGTTATATGATTCTACGGTTGTAATATCACCATCATCTGTAGATTCATAATATCCATTAGCGAAGTAAATTTTCAGACTCTTTTTAGGAGTTTCTGCATCATTCTTTCTATTAACAGTACCAAAATCATAAATGGTATCTTCTTGACCTGTATTAAAGGTATAATTAGAACCAATATTAAAACTTGGATCGTCTAAAGTAACAATCTGAGCATTTATCTTAGATTCTTTAGATACAACAGTTTCACCTTGCTTAAATCTATTCTCATTCTTATAGATAAAGACAATTTGAGTAGCAGAGTTTGCGACTTTTTCTGCTACAATAGCAATTGCTTCACTAGTCTGTCCTGTTATTTCTTCACCAATTATATACTCGGAAGTGGTTGTAGAAGGACTAGTAATAGAACCAAGAATTACTTTAGGAGCTGAAGGTGCAGAAGTATCTACTGATTCATAAACTCCATGAATTTCAATAATATCAGGAACATTAAGAGAAATCTTCTTATCCTGAACCCTAGTTCCATATGGATAGTTTCCATATGTTAATCCATCATTTAATGTTGTACTACCAGTGCCTGATGCTACATTATCTGATTTATCAATAACAATACTATTAACTCTATTCTCAATCTTTATTTTTGCCTTGGGTTTACTCTTACTTAAAGTTGCAATAAGAGTTGCCTTTTCTGCAACCGCAGCACTATTATTATCCGCTAAGTTATAAGCAAGGAAAGTTGTTCCATCAGTAATTACTACTTTATCAGAAGTAAGGACTTCGGTAGAACCATTCTCTCTTACTAAAGAATATCTTTCTTCATCAAATGTCAAGAAAGTTTCATTAGCTCCAGCAGTTGGTGCTGTTGCAACAGTTATTTGATTATTAAGAATTTGAACATCATATGTCTTTCTAATAGTAATAGATGCACTTGTAAGATCAACATCTGATACGTTTCTCTTAGGTAGAGCTGTATACAGAGTATTATCAGATGATTTTTGTAGAGCAGACTGCAATACTTTTAAATCACTTACATTAATACCATTACCAGTACCATCAGTAGGTAAATCACTTCCAAGAGCAGCATTAACTCCAGTTACAGCAGTAACAGTTGTAACTGTAACATTTTTATTAGTTCCATCAACAGCAGTAATTCTTCCATATACTGGATCTGTAGCATCTCCAGTATACTGAACTAAATTACCAACAGTCGAAAGTCCTACAAGATTTGGATTTGCACTGGTTATAGTAGCAACACCAGCAGCTGCATAAG